AATGTCCCCTGTCGGTAAAACGATAACTGATAGCATCTCTCTTAGCAAGTCAGCGTCTTTTATATTGATGCAATCATCTCTCCATGCTGCAACAAAGTTATCAAGCATTCTCATCTTAGTCTTTACATTGGTTTGCCAACCAAGCTTTTGAGTCATCTCGTTTGTTAGCTCATCTAGAACCATCCGATAATAAATGTTTGGATAGTTTAAATCTTTAATCTTAGCCATCGTCGCATGACCATGGTTATTCACTTCGACTGCTAGTATTGCATTGTTATAGTGAGCACCGATCTTGCATAGGAGTTTACCAAAAAGGTCAGGATCGAGATGACCGTGAAAAGATGCTACTTGATTTAAATCACTATCAATGACAAACGCAGTAGAAAAGTCCCCAGACTCTATGCCTTCGGCAACATCGGCACCGACGGCATACTTTCTATCAGCTTTCGGGGCATCATAAATCCTGACCTTAAACATTACTTAGTTTTTTTCTTAGCAGTTTTTTTAACTGGTTTCTTTGTAGCTTTCTTGGCTTTCATAGAATGACCTCCTCGTAGTTCTTGGTTGATAATCTGCTTATCATCTTTTGTATTTTCTCTGACTCAAATACAGTCCTACCGCTTGCAATAAAGCTCTGCTCAGGCGTTAAAGGATACTCTTGCATAAACTGCGTTTCAGGTGACATTAAAGCAGAACCCATCTCGTTTTTAATTTTGTATCGCCTCCAGCACATTTGATCATTAGATAAATTATGTCTCTTGGCAATTTCTTTTTCTTCATAAGAAAGTTCAAAATCAGGTGGCGGAGTTTTTGAGTACTCAGGATTATTATTCCAAGGAAAAAAAATAGGCGTGAAATCAGACTCTTTCATCTCTGCCGCCCGCCATCTTTCATAAAACTCTTGTCCAATACCTGCCATGCCATTAGCGGTTGATTCAATAATAATCGAAGTTCCCTCAATTAATGGAACAGCTTGAAACAAGCCTGTCACTACGGTTGCAGCATTTGTCCAAAAAGCAAACTCAGAGATATGAAGATGATGAATGGTGCCTGATCGACCTGCAGTTAGCTTGTTAGCTGATTCTAAATGCATACTAGAAAGAAGACCAGGTGACGCTTTTCTTGTCTTAGGATCAGGGTTTTCAAATACTAATGCACGAGCATTATCATTTCTTTTCATTGGTCTAATCGGTTCAGGAGAAAACCCCCAATACTGCTTACACATTTTAAATAAGTTTTTAGTACTTTCTACATCGTTGGCAATCACCACACCTTTTTGCATCTCGTTTGTCACACATTGATGGTAGACAAAAGCGGTGCCAAAGGTTGAGATGCCAAGTTGTCTGGCTTTAAGAACTATTAGTCTGACTGGTTCTCTATTCTTTTTCTTCTCTCTAATTATCTTTGATAGCTCTAGTTGTTCTTTATTAAATATAAGTGGAGAAAGCTCAGCTTTCTTTGTTGATATCTTAAGAAAATATCTTGAGTAATCATCAAGAGAATGAAGATCCAATTAACCGCCAAGTTGGGTAATCAAGCTATCAATCGTTGCTTTAGTCGCTTGTAGGTCTGCAATCTCAAGATCGATCTTATTTTTAGCTGCGATGACTTTTTGTTTCTGGTCTTGCTTCGCTTGGATTTGTCCAATTAATTTCTTTTTAAGTTCTTTTAATTCTTTAACTGTATTGTCTGCCATTTTATTCTCCTATCCTTTCTACCGCTATGTTAAAATATTTCTCGTCTTTTTCTATGCCAATAAACTCCCTATTTAAATTCTTGCAAGCGACTCCGGTGCTCCCACTTCCCATGGTGAAGTCTAACACCGTTTCATTTTCTACCGTGTATGTTTTGATTAGGTATTCGAGAAGCGCGACCGGCTTCTGAGTCGGGTGAACAGTTCCTCTCTGGACAACATTAAATTCCAAGCAAGTTTTAGGGAACCTCTTCCCATTATTATGTGGTCTATAGTTAGTAAAATCACCGTAAGAATCAGTTGTACTTGTTTTCTTACTATGATCTTTTCCGGCTTTATTGCTATAGGGCTTCCCCTCTGTCATTACTGGGTTATAAGCAAGCTTACTCTGGAAAACACTTATGGACTCTATATTCTTTAATGGCATTTTCTTAGAGTTTAAATGCCCGGTGGCTTTTGGTTTTTTCCAATACCAATCATACTTAAACATCTTTAAATTACTTATTCTTAAATGCGAACTAAAAGGCTCGCTCCCAAATAAACAAATAGATCCGTTATCTTTCGTAATTCTTTTTAACTCATCCCACATTGGCTCAAATGGAATAACTACATCCCATTTGCATACGGTCGTCCCGTAAGGTGGATCTGCTAAGACCATATCAATAGACTTATCTTGTATATCCTTCATTTTTTCTAGGCAATCCCCGAGTATTAGCAATTAATACCCCACTGTAATTGATGAGACGACGCTGTTTTGACCTATGCTCTTTATATTAGCGACTACTATATTTGGATCATGAGTAAGAAGAAAATTATCAATCAGTTCTTGGAATGAAAGTTCAAAAGTCTGAACTGTAACTTGTCCATCTGAAAGAGCTATGCTTTCTGTCACTGTAAATGTTTTTGCTGTGTAGTCTACCGAATTAATATTAAGAGCAAAAGGTGTGACACCCACCGAGTATTCAAGATCTAAGTATTCTTTTAATTCTTCTTTTGGGAATGAAATGTATTTATCCGTTATTAAATTTGCCATTACTTTTTACTCCTACGCTGTGACTGCAAAAAAGGTTTGTTTGCCTATAAATTTTCTCATGTTCCTCGATGGTCGCTGAAAGCACCCTGAGACTAAGGATAAGTTAGTAGAGTTATAAGATGAGATAACAGTCCCCGCGGAACTTCTTTCTTGCATTCCTCTCCTTAATGTCGCAAATGCAATAAAGGTTCTGCCATCATAATCAAACGCCCACACAATATTGTTAGGGTTCCCACTTGTTGTGAGGGATCTTTCTTGCTTTAAAATGCCAAGCTTCTTGCCAGGGTGAAGAGTTAAATCCCATGTCTCATGCCTGAAAGTTGTTGCTGAATCTGGTTTTGTATACCAATAGAAATATCTGCCATCATAGCTCATGTCTTGAGGTGGATAGAGAGGGTTCAACACACTGTCGTAGCTATGCCCGAACTTACCATTTTTAGTAACTTGAGTTATTCGCGCTCCAACCCCCACTGTAGTCGGCAAGATTAGTGTTTCATAAGAGTACGCAATATATAAGACTCTCCCATCTCCGGTTAAACAATGAAGTGCTGTTACTGAAGCCGAGTCAACGCCTGCGATGTCTGAAGCCAATGTGTCTAGATCATATTCTTGGTCTAGTACAAGACCGTTTGAAGATCCTTTTCTAACTATGATATGGCGTTGCAGTTTAAACTTAACGCCGTCTTGGTTTAGTATCCATACTGCTTCACCGTCATGAAAACACCCTGAAGTTGTTACTCCGTTAGTAATTGTATCCGACCACAATACCCTGTTGTCTGTTTGGTTAAGTTCTGTAGTCATAGCGTAAAACGTACTCATGTGGTTAGTACTGCTTCGACGTTGGTCAGGGTAAATGTATTGGATGCGGTCGTTCCGGTCGCCTCAATCTGTATTCTAAACGTGTCGCAGTTGATATCAAACTCGCAACATATCTCAGGCTTTGAAGTAATGATTGCCCTAGTATAACTCCATTGTCCTAGGTATCCATCCTCTCGTGTTCTATATGTTCCGCTTGGGAATTTAGTTTGGACGTAGATAAATATCGCAGTCGGTGTATTGGCAAACGCAGCGGTAAAACCTAACTGGCATTTTCTAAAGCCGTTTGATTTTATGTCGGATGAGTTCGCGGTTAAGGTCACTGCATTGAATGTCGTTTCAAGCGCATTTAGCTCTGTCGTTATATCTCTATGAAAAGCAAAGTTCACATTGTATTGCCTGCCAACTAGGTCAGCGTAATGTTTAGTCGCATCGCCTGCAGCTACTGCACTAACGGAGAGTGGATCAGCTATTGCCTCTGAACCCCCAACGACTGGGTTGCCTGTATTGGCAGCGTTGTGAGCGACTTGTCCGGCTATGTTGGCGCGTCTTGAAGAATCAAATAACAGAAAGTTTGCGTTGGCTTTTGTTCCATCGGTTGAACCAACAAGTGCATAGGCTTCACCGGTAGATCTATAATCTTGAGTGGTTCCATCTGTATCGGCATTAATAACTGCGGTAAGGTTAAACACTCCTGCAGCTTGGAGTAGTGTTGGGATTGCAACGTTACCAAAGACATCTTTGCCAGCGATTGTAACTGGGTTAGCGCCAGAAGCGGCGGCACCTTCTGCGACTGCGCCACGGACATCGTTATTTGCACCAAGGTTTACAAGCAGCCCATTGGTCGCGTCACCTCTTACCCTGTCCCAAGTGGTTCCGTTATAGTTATATGGGAAAGTGGGAAAGGTCATAAACCCAAGATCGGTTTCATTAACCGGTGCTCTCTCTGTGTTGCTCACCCCATCCGGGAAAGTCAAATCATCAGTATGCATGTGGGTGATCAGATCCCCATCTGGTGCCGTACTTAGCGGTTTGATATTTCCACTAGGATTAGAACCCGCCACTAAAACTGGGTTAGTCCCAGAAGCTGCGGCACCGTCAGCAATATCCCCTTTAACTTCAACCGCAGATTGGTCAGACGCGATAGTAACTGGGATACTTGCCGACATGGTTTTCTGACCAAGTGTCGTCGCGACTCCGCCGTACTCGTCTATATTAACGTCACCGCCCCCACCACCGCCACCGCCTGAAGTATTAAGTGTAATGGAACCAACTATGTTAACATCGGCAGCTCTTCTGTCACCTACTTCAGTTCCAGTTAGCCATTTATTTGCGCCTTGAACTTCCTGAGGACTTGCGTCCTTATCGGGAGCCAGGTCTATTCCTTCACTCATTGTTTATCCGTTTGTTCTTTTATTCTTTTTAAGAATGTTTCTATTGTTTCAGATTTATCAATTGTGATTTGCTCTTGTTTATCCGTCCATCCTGCTAGATTCTTCAGGCAAAAAATTAACATAACTCTGTCTTTAGCGAACGCCATACCTAGTGCTGTCTGGATGAGTTTTATTGTTGTTCCTGATAATTGGTATTCACGATATTCTGTGAATGTCATATTATATTTTTCTTCAATCTTTTTTTGGAGAGTTCTTTTGCATATATCATAACCTTGCTGGTTAAGAGACCATACAACTTGACCAAGGTTAGCCGCTGAGTGGAGAGCAGTGTCTACTATCTTCCAATCTATCTCCTTAACATTCATCAGTTATTCCTTTGTCTTGAACGACGAATTTTGAGCCTTTTTTAATATTAGCCATTTTTTCTAATGGTCTTAAGTTTTTAAGTGCCCATAACTCTCTAAAATTATCATCATGAACAGACTTATACTTAAGAATTGCACATGGCTTTATATGATCGAGATGCCAATAACCACCTTGGTTGGCCCAATTCATATTACTGTCAAACTGGGCTTCAATGTGAGCCACATATTCTTTGATTGTATATCCAAGGACAAACTCCATCATTGAACTTGTCAAAGAGCCCACAACCACATCATTTTTTTCTAAGTTACAAGTTAAGTTAGTTCTAAGTAAATTCTTTGGTCTACTTGGGTCTTCAAATCTCAACGCTTTTTTGTATGCATAGTTAATTTTATTTGCCTCTTCAGGAAAGAATGAAAGAAGTGCTCTCTTCTCCCCTAATAATGTATAACTATTTTTGATTCTCTGTTCTTGGTCTAAACTCAACCTTTCTGGGACTAACTCCTCCATCATCCACAATGGGATTCTCCTAGACACTGCAATTTTAGTCATAAACTCAGTAAGTTTTGCAGATGAACATCCTCCAACCATATTAATAAGCGCTCACTTTTTTCTTATCTTGTAGTGCAAGCATCATAGCTTCTTTTCTTTTTCTTTTTTGTTCTTCTCTTGATTCTGCTTTGTTTTGAAAGCCTTGTTTAAAAGCTTGCATCTTAGCTGGATCTATAAAGCTCTTTCTCTCTTGCATTCAATGCTCCTGAAATAGGTGAAGTAAGTTTTTAATTCTATCCTTAATATCGAATTGATCGGATAAATCCCACACATGAGGGGTGGACTCTGGTTTTAAAGCTTTAACTAATAAGCCAACAGGCGAGTCAGGATAGTATAAACCTGATGAGATCTTTCTTTTGACTCTTGCAATTGCTGCGTCTATTGAATTAACTGGAAGTCCCGAGATATCTGAAAGCTCATCGCGTGTGAAGCCTATCGCTGCTTTTACTGTGAGAAATACTTCTTCAGAACCTAGCATTGCTTTTGTAAGCAATTCGTAGTCGATCCCCTTACATTTCTCAGCGGTGATCTCTCCCATCAGAGCATCATCTAAAGGATCTTTATCAAATGATAAATAAGAGATTGCTTCAGCTCCAAACTGTGAGCGTACTCCCTTGTGCTGGCGAATGTAATCGATGATTGCGCCTCTAACTCTTAGATGGATAAACCTTTTCCATGTGCCTTGGTTGATTTTATTGTAAGTGATCCATGCATGAAGGCGAGCTTCCTGTGCCATCTCTTCTTTATGCTCGCGCGGTGAAGAGGGCGCATAGGCACTTAACCATTTATTAATGAGTGGTTCAATGTAGGCGAGCACCTCATTAAACTCAGGTAGTTCAATCTTCTGTGATTTCAATCTCAACAAATCCTTGTTGCTTTTTTGGTATCTTTTTCTGGTCAACATTCCATTGACCGGTAGTTGTATACTTATCGTTAATAAATAAGCCTGCAGTCACTAAGCCATCTACAATTGGCTTCATTGCTCCCACTAAATTATCGTAGTCTAAAAATAAATGCCGATGTGAAACGAGTTTTAGTTTCACTTTGGTGAAAGGCGACTTTGGTCTTAGTTGTTTGGTTCTTAACACCAACCTTTTTGTCCAATCTTTTTTGTAGTTATTGTATTGGTGATAGGATCTCGTCTTCATATTAAGAAGTTGATTGAGACTTACAGGAATTCCATCGATGGAAAAGGTAATTGAATTTTTCATTGCTTAATTGAAGTTGATTAGTTTGGTATTGGCAAGTAAGTTATCTGAAAATATTGGATAACTGGAATAAAAAAAGGCCACACACACGTGACCTTTCTTTGCTAACTTGGAGTGCGACGGTATGAATGTCGCATATAAATGCTAAATAGAGTTTAATATTTTGTCAAACACCGAGGACTTACCAAATAGATCTTGCTTTTTATTCTTTACGTTGTAAACTTTTATGCCAAAAGTATTAAATTCTTTTCTATACGATTCTCTTGTAGCTTTTGGAAAACTCTTTTTCCAATGAGATCTAAATGCCATACAATTGACTTCCACATTTACTAAATTACGTAAACTTAAAATCATCTTAACTAAATTCAATCTCGCTATGTCTG